CCCAGAACGAGTAGTCTGAGTGGCGGAGACAATGGGGACATTACTTTCGACAGCAAGACCTCGCAATTCCTCAGCAATCGCCTTAATGTAGGAATACGAGTTGACATTAGATCCAGCCCTGTAACGTGATGATGCACATATGTTAAGATAGTCTATGAATATTATATCAGGAGTAAAAGATTTCTTCAACGCAAGTTCATTGAGTAACCCTTTGAAGTGTCCTGAGTGTGCGGCAGCAGTAGGATACTCTTTAATGATAAGATTACCCTGTGTCTTCTCCGCAAGTTTGGTCACCTTAGTTTCAAACATCTGACGAGGAATATCTGTCAGTTGTTGAACAGGTATATTTAATAAATTAGCATCAATTCTCTCCGCAATCTTCTCCTCAGCCATCTCAAGGGTAATGTATAGTACGTTCTTTCCTTGTAGAAGAACTGAACTTGCGACATGACACATAAACAAAGATTTACCAACACCAGTGCCAGCGAGAGCAATGTTAAGTGTCTTGTTCGGAAGGCCACCCTTTGTAATTTTATTGAACAATTCCAAATCAAATTGGATCCGTTCCTCCTTCTTGTGGTAGAAATCGAATCGTTCTCCATAGTCTTCAAGGTAGTCATGACCTACATGATTATCAAAACCTACTGCTAGTGCTTCAGATAATATGGAAGGAATTGAATCAACCCCCTTCTTAATATCATGGCCATCTGCAATAGAAATACTTTCAACTAGTGCCAAGTATATGGCACGTTCCTTACACCACTTCTCTGTAGAATCAACTAACCAATCCTCCTGAACAGGCTCGGATGAGATATCATTTAGATAAGTTGTTACCTCTTTAAAGGTATCATCATTGATATCCTTCCGTTTCTCACATTCAATACTTAATATTTCTTTTGTAGGACACTTATCATATTCAATGATAAACTTAGCGGACTCTTCAAAGATAATCTTCTCATGAGTATTCTCAAAATACTCTGGTTTCAAGAAAGGCAATACCTTTCTAGTATACTCCTCATTTAGAACAAGGTTCCTTATGATAGTATTTTCAATCGTTTCCATCAACTATAATGTAGATAGGTACTCATAATGTATTTTGGTTCCCCGTCCAGAACAGGCAATCCTCTGTGAGGATACTGCCATGTTGGTGGGAATACCAATACTCTACCAGTTTTAGGTTGAATTGTCAATTCATGATAGGGAAACTCGGTTGTTCCTCCAGTAAAATCATCATTAAGATAAACAAGAAAGGCAAGATATCTCTTTGCAGACTGATGATCCTGAACATCACAATGAAGTTCAAACTGATCTTCTGTGCCTGGTTCATACTTCTTTACTCTTAGTTGTTCAAAGACAACCTTAGTTGGCATCCATTCTGTATATTCTGGCAGTTCCTTTCTATATTCCTTTACTACTTCTACTATCTTATAACAACATAACTGTACAAATTTACCAAACTTATGTTCTTCATTCAGATTGACCTGAGTAAAATTAGGCAAGTGAAAATTCTCCACCCGTTCTTTATTGGGAGAAGCTTCATATACACCTATGAGGGATTTACATACATCTTCACTTAAATGATCATAAGTTTTAATAAACTTATCCATAACTAAAGGTTGTTCTGGCGGTTTCTTCCAACCTTGCCATAACCTCGTCTGTAAAATATTCCTCAGGCGCAGCCATAATCTGTTTGCCGTAGACTTTCTTTCCGTTAATTTCGTAACGTCCTGCTTTGTTTTCCCAGAGTCCGCCAAGTTCTCCCAGTTCTAAGAGTCCGTAGTATCTATCTAGTCCACGTTCATCATAGTAAAGACGAATGTTTACTTGTTGATTTTCTTTAGAGAGTCTTGACTTAACTGTCTTAGCTTTAATAATGTTTCCAACAACCTCTTTCTCACTCTTTTCCTTTTTTTTGCTGAGATAAATGATTGTAGACGCGGCATATTTGAGGCCACTGCCGCCTCCCATTTCTTTAGTAGGGACGTAACTGCCGATAACATCGTAGGTGTGATTTGTAACTATAAGGGGAATCTTTGCTTGACCAAGTTTGAGTGTAAGCATTCTAAATGCTCCTTTGACCAGTTGGGATTTGGTCATATCCCGAACCTGTTTATCATTCAACGCATCATTTATTTCTTTCTCTGTCGAAAGCATACCAAGAGAATCTAACACAAACATACAAGGTTTGCGTTCTGCTTCATCCTTCTTTAAGTATATATCTACGGCCTTAAGTGCCTTAGTTCGGAACTCTTCGATTGTTACTACATTTATTACAACTAACCGTGAAGTATCGACTCCCCGATCCTCCAATAATCCCTTACTAACTGCGGCTTCAGTATCGAAATAGAGGCAATAGCCATCAGGATTAGTATCGAGGAAGTTTTTAACCACAGCGAGCGAGAAAAAAGTCTTCCCAGTACTAGACTCACCAGCGATGGCAGTAATGCGACTCCGAGACGCACCACCAAATAAAGAACCTGAAAGAAGCCCATTAAAAATGTAGCTACCCGTATCAACAAATTCTTCTCGTTCGTCGATGTCTCTTGCGAGGGTGGTGTATTCGTCTCCAATTTCCTTTACGATCTCTTTTAAAAAGTCCATAATAATTTAGTCCTGTTGTAATTCTACCATACTCCATATCAAATTACCAGCTATTGATATTCTGGATTCATCTGTATTATAGAATGGATGTACTTGATGATGTAATGATGATGGAAAAACCATCATAGTGCCTTCCATTTCTGGATCCATATCAATAGGAAGTTCAGTAACACCTCCTAAAATATTAGTATATGTAAACTGAAAATCAGATGCAGCAGAAGAATGGAAAGGCAAATTGTGTTGTTCCTCAGCTCTTGTAGGAATCTTCATCCATATAACAAATGAAGTTATACCTGCATGTGCATGTGATGGATTGAACTCTGTCTGGTATTGATAATTCACCCACCAGTTCATAGTTAACTTTGGTTCATACTTATCCTTAAGTTCAATTGCAATTGGTGGAGCAAAATGTTTTGGATCCTCTCTAATAATCCTACCAGTAAGAGGGCCACTAACATTGTTTAGGAAATAATCATCCCTATCAGTTAACCCCAAACTACCAGATATATTACCAGCAAGTCGATGACTGTAATCATTACTGTTATCTACATTATCTTTTTCGGCCTGTCGTATACAAGACCAAAGATAATCCATCATCTCGTCATCTAATTTAGTTCTATATAAGGGAATATTTGGAAGTTGCCAGTCTATCCACTTTATATCCATTAGATGCCCACGATCTTACGTTGTCTTTCAAAGTAATTATGCAGCAACCATGAACTACTGTTCATTTTATCTGTACCACCAATACCAAATTCAAATTCTACTCGTGGATCATCCTTGAACCTTTCTAGTTCTGGTATGTTACCACTGGTTCTATCTCCTCCATTTGCAAATACTACAGTATCAGCAATCTCTAAACATCTTTCGATGGCAAGACATGCAGAACCATCCTGTTCAGGAGTATCCTCTACAGTGATAACAGCATCAACAATGTCAAGATGCCTAATGATCTCTGCCCTCTCAATCCAAGGTAAGAAGTACTGACCTTTCTTACGAGTCAACCATTCCTCTGTATTGATACCAACCACTAAGTAATTGGTTAGATCTCTTGCCTTCTGAAATAAAGCAATGTGTCCACTGTGTAATGGATCGAACCCACCAGTTACTAAAGTAACTATCCTTCTTTTTTTAGTCATCAAAATCCCCTTTCCTCGCTGAGTACACCTTCACAGTATTATACCGTGTTTCCATATCTTTTGCAAACCATTGTGCGAGATCTCTGGTTTCAAAGACTTTCATATTCTTTTCAGAATACACTCCAGTCTGACTCCACATAACAATATACTTAGTCATGCAAAGAAAGAATCTAATGTATTCTTACGTTCGGTTTCCCAACCAATACAGTCTAAGATAACTTTAATAGGCTCCATAAATGATTTGTTAAATTGTAATTCATAATCGACATATTTGTTTAGATCCAACTCTGTCGGAAAATCCTGAATGAAAGATATAACATTCTCATGCATCCAGTTAGGAGTCTTTAAGTAGCAAAACTTAATCTTCTCTCCATTCTGAATGGCAGCATATTTATTATCCAAATCCTTCTTCTTAACATAATGGTTATATAAAATTGCACCTCTCACATGAATAGGACAACCCTTCTCATACATGTTAGATGAAGACTTCCACTTCTCAACATTAGAAAGACTACGAGGGAAAGCAACTTCCTCTGGTGGCAATGATTTAAACTCCTCCCTACACTGTTCGATATAATCTATAACCTCATCTTCTGTACCTGTCATCAATAGACCAAAGGCATCCTTCAAGAACTTACGACATGGTGCAGGGGTTGAAGTCTTGATTGCTTCAATACCCATAATCTTAAGTTTAGCTTTCTCATAACGGACACCTTCACTATCCCATACGTTTAAAATATATCTTTTCTTGGCAGTCCATATACCTCTATCGGCAATGTTCTCCCTTTTCATTATCATTTTTTGGTCGTAGGCGTTAACGTAGTCGGCCAGTTCTTGGTAAGAACTTTCAATATACGGCTCAAGTTCCACTTCACAGACCTTGTTAAGGAACCCAACAATGCCCTCAGTAGTTTTCTCTCTCCCCTTGTATACAGCTTCAACCAAAGGACCCATATGCAAATAAATGCTATCGGTATCAGAAGCAATGACATAATCTACATCCTCCGTTTTTAAAATCTTGTTCATTTTCTGGTTCATTTTATTTTCTATCCAACGGATAGAAACTTGACCAGATAAAGTAATTGCTTCTGCATTGGCAAGTTTATAATAACGGAAATATTGATTCCCGATAGCACCATAAGCAGAGTTGAGAGCAATCTTCTTTGACATCTGGACATTGTTACACCTTGCGATCTCTTTCTCAAGATCCTTGGTGGGTGTTTTCTCATAGGCTTTCTTTGCTTTGATCATCCTCTTCTTGAAGATGACTCTTTCATTATACATCTTCTCCATCAATTCGGGTAAGAATCCCTTCTTATCCTTTTTGAATTGTGCCCCATTAGCACACACAGCATAGTCACCTTCAATCTCAATCTCTTGATTCAATAGTCTCTCTACCGTGGCACTAGGATGTTTCTGATCCAATAGTGTCTCTGGAGATATATTATACTGCATAATCAGATGAGGATACAGTGAGTTCAAGTCAAAAGATACTACCCAGTCATACTTACCAGGCTTAGGTTCCTTAACATATGCACCAGCATACTTCTCATCCTTCTGATTACGATCCTTCTGTGGGATTACAATATTTTTCTTCTTAAGATAGTTGAATATAATTGCATCCCAT